TGCAACAAACCAAGACAATTACGTTTCAATGAAGTCAATGTTTTACCGGTCATAAGAAATTCGCTATTCTCGGGCATACTTCCAACAAATATTGCCCATTTCAATAATGACACATAAGTTTTTCCACTACGAACGCTTCCGGTTAATAAATTTATTCGACTATCATTATTAAGCATAAAATCTAATTGTTTTGGGTTCAACATATCATCAATCTTTTTTGACATTTTTTAATGCCTCCACCAAATCTTCTATTACACCATTTTTATTTCCGGAATCCTCATATTCAACTTTATCTCGCCATCCAAAATTCTTTAAAGCAAATATATCTCCTGTTCTTCCGTTTTCCCTCAAAGATATTTCATAACTATTTTCAACTATCATTCGTGCTTGTTTGACAATATCTTTATATTCTTCTCTTTTTTCATAATCATAAAAGGTACTTTTGTCTAATCCTAACGCAAGACATATTCCAGTAATAGTGATTTTATTTTCGTCGGTAGTTTTAAAATATTCATTTAATATGTTTTCCATTTGTTTTGGTGTTTCTATTTTAAGAGGTCTACCGACTTTTCTCAATTCCATAAAGTACCTCCTCTCTTTTTAAGAGTAGGGAAATTAACCCTACTTTTCTTCTAAATTTCATAGAAAATTATAACACAATAAGAAAAAATTGTCTATTTCTTAGAATTTTTTATATACATATAAATAGAAAAAACAAGATAAAAGACAATAAAAACTAATGATATTTCAACCACAATTTACCTCCTTACCAGTTTTTTACTAAATGTTTCAAGTTCAGGAATAATTTTATAAACGTTGCCTTTGTTGTCAAAATAGATATCAAGCCACCAGCACGACTTATCATTTACTAAACCGAGCGAACGTGTATAAGGTGTCGCATCTTCTAAGCAGGAAGTTTGAAAACAATGAGTGTTGTCTTGCTTAAAATAAAACGCTTGGTGAATATGCCCCATTTGTAAAATATGCGGTTTTTCATTTATTGGAATAGCATCAAGATATTTTTGCAATTTATAAGATTTAGCATAAGCCATGCCGCCCTGTCCGTGAAACAAACGTATTTTTAGTTTGCCTATTTTTAAATCTGCAACATCAGCACCTAAATAAATAATATCATCGCGGGCTTTAGAAACAGGCTTCATAATTTCGCTGCCATTAGCTTTATACCACCAATTATCATGATTTCCCTGTATAACGTAAGTTTTACCGCTAAACGATGGGTATTTTTCAATAACATATTGAACTTGACCTAAAAAACTGTGTTCTTTTAATTCGTAAATATGTTCAGGTCTGTTACTTCTTCCGTCTGTAAAATCACCACTATGAAGAATATGCTTTATTCCCATGCTTTCGGCTTTGTTATATAAATATCTTAAAATATCAAGTCTTTCATACTTGGAGCAAATATGCGTGTCGCTAATTAATAATAGTTTTAAATGTTCCAAATTGCTCGGTATCAAATAAACATCGTTTGTCTTTTTTGGTTTTTTTAATTTGATTATTTTGCCCTCTATATAATCAACTAATTCTCCATCTTCTTTCATAATTTGAATTAAACCTAAAACTTCATATTTTTCTAGTTCTAATTTTTCGCATATAGATTTTAAGTCGTATTTTTTATTTATCAAATATTTTAACTTATCAATAGTTTGTTTTTCCATAATTTCCTCCTATAATAATTTTTGTAAAACTTCAAATTCAATATCGCCATAAATATATTCTAACAACCTGTCACATCTCCATTTTTCAAAATTATATGAATAAATTGTTTCTTTAATATATCTTTTAAATAATACCTGTTGCTTTAGTTCAAAACAAGAAAAAGAGGCGATAATCCCCCATATTTGAGTTTTTAAAGCCTCTATATTACAAACAATTTCTTTAAAATTCCAATTTAAGTCAAATCTTATTTTTTCCATTTTATTCCCTTTTCCTTTTTGTTTGTTTTTTGTCAATAATTAGAAAAAACAAAATTAATATTAATTATATTTTACTTAATTATCGCTATACTGACAATAACACGATATTTTTTAAAAATTTAATATTTCAAACATGTTAATTGGAGTGAATGAAAGAACATTAAAAACAAAAATAATATCGGGAGTAAAAAGGTTTTTTTGCGTTATTATCAGTACACCGACAATTAAGTCAGTGTGAGTGTGAATAGAATGTCTAATTTTCTATACAAACAAATTATAACATATATTTTTTTATTTGTAAAGTATATTTTCAATCCATTCTTTAATTTTGTCTTTTAGCCCCTGTAAACTTGTATATTCATCTTCACTAATTTTCATATATATCGCTGCAATATAAATTAAAAAATCAACCAATTCACCATACGCTAAATCAACATTTTTTAACTTTGAAATTAAATCTTCATTTTCGTTTTCTAATTTGCGAATATATTCCTCTGTATTTTCACATTTTACTGTTCTTTTATAGTTTTTTTCGTCAAAATAACCGTATATATCATCATACATTTTTATCACCTCCCAACAATTTTATAATTAATTCACCAATTTGCTTTTTTTTGCAAATTATAAACCTAATATCATATTTTTTAACCATTGTTATCATAATTTTTAATAATGTTTCGCCTTTTACTTTTGTATGAGGAGAACTCCAATTTTTTATATCTTCGGTCGTTTTTATTTTGTTATCTTGAATTAAAAATACAAAATCTTTACACCCTAATTCTTTTGCTCTTGCGATTTCTCTTTTAATTCTTTCGTGTTCGAGGCTATTACATAAATTTCCAGCCATTTCAAGAAGTCCGTCTTTTTTGTCAATTATTGTATGGTAGTTTTTATATAACATATAATCGCCAGCATCTAATTTTGAAATAATATAATTTTGTCCACTTTTATCAAAATATTCAAGTATTTTTTTATTACCTTTTTCCCTTGTATCAACAATTATTAAATTTTGCATTTTTTACCTCATTTTTAAATTTTTTTATTTTTTTAATTTCAACTACAACCAAAACACGCTCTTATTCGATATTTTTATATCGTTTTTTCGTTCGTTTTGCATAAACTAGTATATTTATATTATCTTCAAAAAAACGCTTCAAAAAACAACATAAAATCAAATATTTTTCGTTTGACTAGTTTCTTCGCGTAAATTATCCACGATTTTTTTAAGTCTTTTTATTGTTTTGTTCTTATTTTGAATAATTAACAAATTATTGTCTATACTTAATTTGTCTTTTAATTTTTCGTTCTCTTCAAGTAGAGAATTATATTTCTTTTCTAAATTGTTATATTTTACTTTCCACCTGTGATTTTTTTTGATTTTTTTTGTTTTTTCAAAAATTTTAATAATTTTGTTCTTTGTTTTTTGCATCTTTTAAAACCTCCTTTTCATATTCTAGTCTTTTTATTTCATCAATTAAGTTTAAAATAATTCTTTCTATTTCTTCCCCGTAAATAAATTCTCCATATTGTTCAAAATCATAACAATATTTTTTTAACATTTGCATTGTTTCATAATCCAATTTTAAAAACATATTTCCTCCTTAAATGTTTGTTTTGTTTTGTTATATTCCATTTCAACATAACCCGTAACTCCGTCTCTGTTTTTTACAATATCAACGTTCATTTTGTTAATTAAGTTTTTTGCGCTTTTATTTTTATCTGTCGAATATAACAAAATAACTTTACTGGCACTATTTTCTAATTCCCCACTATCTTTTAACATTGATAAACTTGGTTGTTCGCTTTGATAAGCGCCTCTGTTAAGTTGACTTGCCGATATTATTGTACAATCATGTTCCAAACACATTTGCCTTAATTGTTTTGCTACCTCTGTCGCTTGCTCATATAAACTTTTTGTGCTATCGGCTCTAGTTAATCCTAAATGGTCAATAAATAAAATCGTATGTCTGTTTTTATCTTTGTGTTTTAATAAAATACTTTTTATTTGTTTTATATCGTTTGCCTTATGTTCAATTATCAATTTTGAATTTTCAATTTTTTGTATAGCATAATCAATTATTTTTTCTTGATATTCGCTTTTTGGCTCTAGAATATCATTGATTTGAATATCGCCTTTGATAGATATTAACCTTTTGTAAATTGTTGACTTGCTCATTTCCATGTTGAAATAAATACATTGATACCTTTCCATTAAATCGTTCATTAAGTTAAGCATAAAGCCAGATTTACCTGCGCCCGTTGTTGCACCAATTATTACAAAATCACCCTGTACTATTTTTAACATGTTATTTAATTTTGGAAAATTATTTAATTTAATCTCTACAAGTTCGGTATTTATGTTCTCCAAAAGTTCTTGTTTATCAATGGTGGTACTTGCCTTAATAAGTTCTATATCATCAAGTTCTTTCATTTTTTGCATGAACTCTTCATAAGTTATTTCTTTTTTTGCAAGTTTGTTATTCATAAAATTTACAATATCTTCTTTGTAAAACTTAACAATACTTTGTTCGGCAACTTTTAATTGTTCTTCCCAATTTTTTTCATGATAGAAAACTTTTGTTAATAAATAACCAAACTTCATTAAACTAATATCTTTGTGTTTTTCATAAATTTTTGTCGGACTTATTATTTTGAATTCATCATAACACTCTTTTGCGTATTCAAATATTTTTGAATTGTCTTTATCTTTTAGATACTTCGGTTTAACTTGCACAATATCAAACAATTCAATTTTGTTTAATATTAAGGCTAAAAACTCGTTTTCTATTTCCATTCTGTTATTTGCACTAATATTATACATAAACTTTGTTGCCCTCTTCATCTAATTGAAACAATTTGCCGGTTTCTTTTTCTTGATGAATTTTTCTTGTATCTATTTTGTCCGCTTGTTTTATACTCCCCGCCTCTAAATCTTTTTTATACCAATTTTTAAAAACTAATTTCCAATTTTTAATTTTTTGCCCTGTTCCGTTTACCCACCCTACACTTTCATAGTGGTTAAAAAACTTTTCGCAATATTCTTTGTTGTCAAAATTTAAATTGGTAGAAGAATAGGAAATTATATCGGCGAGCGTGGGAACGACGAAGTCGTAAGTCTGTGAGAGTTCACTCTCACTATTCTTTTTATTTTTATTATTCTTTTTCTTATTCTTTTTCTTTTTCTTACTTCCTAGGGGCATATAAGGGGCATATAAGGGGTATAATAAATCGGTTAAAACACTAGATTTTATAAGATAA